CACAAGAAACTTGTTTCCAATTGGTTCCTCCTGCGAATGTTGTGACTGGAGTTAATCTATTGGTTCCTGATGTATTGTTTCCTATTTGACCATAAGAATTATGTCCCCAAGTCCATAAGGTTCCATCTGTTTTTATTGCTGTTGTATGAAAATATCCATTATCAACCTGTTTCCAATTAGTTCCTCCTGCGAATGTGGTGACCGGAGTGGTTCTGTTGGTTGTTGTATTGTCTCCTACTTGTCCATTAGCATTCGTTCCCCAAGCCCATAAGGTTCCATCAGTTTTGATTGCAGATAGTGTTCTTGCTCCAACCGAAACTTGTTTCCAGTTGGTTCCTCCTGCAAATGTGGTGACTGGAGTGGATCTATTGGTTGCTGTATTGTCTCCTACCATTGCATAAGAATTACGTCCCCAAGTCCATAAGGTTCCATCAGTTTTGATTGCAGCACCCACATTATATCTAGAACCTACTTGTTTCCAGTTTGCTCCTCCTGCGAATGTGGTGACTGGAGTGGATCTATCGGTTGTTGTATTGTTTCCTAGTTGTCCATTACCACCCACTCCCCAAGTCCATAACTCCGGAGTAATCATCTGATTTGCAATCTGTGGATACACAGACATTAAGTAATCTTTGGTAATCCAACCGAGATTAAGATTACCTAAATCTGTTCCACTGGATGTTTTAAAATTAAATGTTGGCATATTAGACTAATCCAGGTCCTTCTGGTCTTTCTGCAGGTGGAACAATCTCAATTTCATAAACTGCTTCAGCACTTTCGCAAGCATCAATCTCTGCAAGTTTTGCAAGTTCCCAATCAAATGCTTCTTGAACTTTCAAATCAATCTGTGAAATAATAGATTCCAAATCTGCTTTGGTAATTTCTACCCAAGTTCCATTATCAAACTTAAAATTGTATGGACCTTCATTACCAAGAAGTTTGGAAATAAATTCTAATCTACTTTCTCTACTTGTAGATACTGTAACTGCAGAATTATTAATAGTAACTCCAACTGTGGTATTTTCTCTTCTTTGTCTTTCTGGTTTTACACCTGATTTATATTCATTTTTGATTTGATCTAATGACTTATTATTAATTGGATAAACAAATTTAACTTCAACTGCAATATCATCTTCAATATCTTCAACGATTTCCCAATTAAAATTCCCAACATTGTGATATTTTGGATTGTGATCTGGGATTGTTTTTGTAGCAGGAACTAAATGGGTAAGACCATCAGAAAAATGAATTGGAACTTGCGAATAACTTTGCGTAGAAATTCTATCGTCCAACTCTAAATCTTCCAATTCAGAATTGATCATACGAACATTAAATCCAATAGGACCAAGTAATAATTGATTATCGTGTATAAGTGCGAATTCCATATTTACTTTTTTTAAATATTTATATTAATTATTTTAGTTATCATCGCCACCTCCTCCAGGTGGTGGTGGTGGTGGCGCTGGTGGTGGTGGTGGAGCCACACTTGATATAGTAGGATCAAATATATCAATTTGTTCTCCTGATGTTACTGCTGCTACGTTACCCGCAACAGAAACTTGTTTCCAGTTGGTTCCTCCTGCGAATGTTGTGACTGGAGTTGTTGTGCAATCAAATCCACTAGACTGAAATCTACCATTTCCTAAATTTCCACGATAATTACGTCCCCAAATCCATAAGGTTCCATCAGTCTTGATTGCTGATGTAAAACCTCCACAAGAAACTTGTTTCCAGTTGGTTCCTCCTGCGAATGTGGTGACTGGAGTGGATCTATTGGTTGTATTATTGATTCCTAATTCTGCAATAGCATTACGTCCCCAAACCCATAGAGTTCCGTCAGTCTTGATTGCTGCTGTAGAGTTGTCTCCACAACTCACTTGTTTCCAGTTGGTTCCTCCTGCAAATGTTGTGACTGGAGTGCATATACCAGTTTGACTTGTACTAGTTGTATTGTTTCCTAGTTGTCCATAAGCATTAAGTCCCCAAATCCATAGAGTTCCATCAGTCTTGATTGCTGCCATATGACCTCTTCCAACAGAAACTTGTTTCCAGTTGGTTCCTCCTGCAAATGTGGTGACTGGAGTGGATCTACTAAGTGCTGTAAACCCAGATTTTCCTTCATTGTTTCCTAGTTGTCCATTATAATTACGTCCCCAAACCCATAGAGTTCCATCAGTCTTGATTGCTGCCACAGAATCATTAGAACCACAAGAAACTTGTTTCCAGTTGGTTCCTCCTGCAAATGTAGTGACTGGAGTGGATCTAGCTACTCCGATTCCTACGCCAGGACGGCCGAGGTTGTTTCCTAGTTGTCCATCAATAGCACGTCCCCAAGTCCATAGAGTTCCATCAGTCTTGATTGCTGCCACGGAGGACCCCGCAGCAGAAACTTGTTTCCAGTTGGTTCCTCCTGCAAATGTGGTGACTGGAGTGGATCTACTGACTGATGTATTGCCTCCTAGTTGTGCATAACTATTAGATCCCCAAACCCATAGAGTTCCATCAGTCTTGATTGCTGCTGTATGTTGACCTGCAGCACTTACTTGTTTCCAGTTGGTTCCTCCTGCAAATGTAGTGACTGGATAAACACTACCACCATCATTTGAAGAAGTATTATTTCCTAACGCTCCAAAACTATTTGGTCCCCAAACAAACAATTTATCACCGATATATTGATCAATTAACCAATACTCTGTTACAAAATAGTTAAAAGTTTCTAAATCTCCCTCTGGGGATAAGAATTGGTTGGGCATATTAATTTATACTATCGTTGATAATAAATTTTTTTATTTATTTGATTATTTATACAAAATATTAAAGCAAATCAAAAGGAATTGATGGGAAATTTTCTTGAGTCCACAAGACCATAGTTTCAATATCAAAATTAATATCACAATCTTCATTAATAATACCAAAAGAAGAATCTACAGAATTTTTTTTATTTGTATCTGGGATAATACTACTCAAAGGAATTTCAATCCCCGGTTTAAATCCAATTTCTTTTACATAATATTCGGAAATAGAGAAATCTTCAACTTTTGGAATATTAAAGTGTTCACAAACACTATCTAAGGTTTTTCTTTTATTTGTAAAAAAATCATTACTTTTAATCCACAAAACATCTTCAACTTCCATTAGATATAATATTCTACTCATCCACATTGCTGTAATTTTTTTAATATCGGATTCCAAAGAATGTTCTTTAACTAATGGATGCAGACATTTGTTACCATAGAAATCAACTTGAGAGACTATTTTTTCAATTCTTTTTTTCTCTAAAGATAAAATTTTAATTAAATGATGAGTTAAATTTCTGTATAAAAATACTTTTTTCCCACGATAAAAATTAGAAAAAGAACAATATATACTTGGAAATTTAATTATACAATCAGATCTTTCATTCAAGATTTTATAAAATTCTTTTTTAGAATCTTCTTCTGTCAATATTGAATGCAACCAAGGAGGTTCTGAATAAACTTCTGAAGAAAATCTCAACAAAGTAGACATTAAAGTTGAACCACAATGCGATGTATGATAAATTTGATGAATATTATTCATTTTCAACATCCCATTCTTTTATTTTCCATTTATTTGAAAGTTCTGGATACATTGGTGAAGGTATCATACCAATAAAATAAGTAATTGCATACCTTCCAAAATTATTATTATAATCTTCTTGTCCTATATTTACTTTTTTGACAGAATGTTTTACATATGCTGGAGTAAGAATTATAGTATTGTGTTCACATTTAAAGTGATAGTTTCCATATTGTGGGAAATATAATTCTCCTCCCGTATATTTTTTTGGTTGTTTGTTGAAATAAGTAAATATTGCATAATTACTTCTATAATCAGTATGAGGTTTATAATACTCTCCATTAGCATAATATCTTGCTTTTACTAGACAGTGAGAATTTTCTAAATCCAATAAACTCAAAAATTGTGGAAATCTATCAACAAAAGAACTTATAAATTGATGATCAATTTTTTTTTTAAATAATTTAAAAATATTTGAATATGGTTGTTGGTTATAAAAATCGTTTAATCGTATTGCCTTATGATTCGTGAGAAAAACTACCTTATCATCTTTAACAGCAGATGCTCCATGAACATGTCCTGGAGGTAAAAACTTTTGCTCTTCTGTTATTGAATCAAGCACTTCCCAAATTAGTTTTAACTCTTCTTCATCATAAAAGTTTTCAGCAATTAAATGTGGAAATGGTTCTGTTAATATTGTAATTTTTTTATTCATTATCCGTACCAACCAACTAAAACTTCTCTTTCACCAGATATAAGTTGTGTTGCTCTATGAATCAAGTTTGAAGGAAAAACAACATAATCACCTTCATCTAATTTTTTTGAAAAAATTTCATTATCATATTTAATTTCCAATTTACATCCCTTATAATTATTTTTTGGTGTTAGGCAATAAATTATAGTTATTAATCTTTTTAAATTAGGATCAGAATTATCTAATACGTCAGTGTGCCAATCATAATGATGTCCAAAATTACAATATTTAGTATATTGCATATTAGTTTGCCAATCAGAAAGTTTAAATTTCCAATTATCTTGATTTATATTTTTTACAAGATTTTTTAGAAAAGAACTGATTATATTTTTTTTATCTTTAGAAATCCAAACAATTTCGCAATCTCTTTGTTCTTTTATAAATTTTTGTTTTGTACGTACATTAAATAACTTTGTTTTAATATTTTCATCATCAATATACTTCTTTATGGAAATAATTTGATTTATATCATTTCCATAAAATATTAAATTTTTTAAATCCGACATTTTATTGTTTTAACTTTCTCTCCAGTTCTTCAATACGAACTTGTTGTTCCTTGATTGCTTCAATCAATACACCAACGATGTTTCCATAAGATACTGATTTTGTTCCATCAGCACTCGTTTCTACAAGTTCTGGAAGAACCTTCTCAACTTCTTGAGCAATCAAACCAAGTGATGGTTTATTATTATCTATCCAATCAAATCTTACACCTTGAAGTTGTTTTGTAAGTTCAATTGAATTTTCTATTGGTTGAATATTTGTTTTTTGGGTCACATCAGAGAGTGATGTGAATTGTGTTGCTGAAAGATTTCCAGTTGATGGGTTGAATTGAAGTTTTGTTGATGATACATTTACTGTTGATACAGATCCAGAAGTTGCACTGGTAATAGGAATGTATCTGGTTGCGTTTGTTGAAGTATCATCAGTAAGTGTTAATCCTCCAGAAGCTGCTTGCCATGTAGGAGCACCGGCAGTTCCATTTGAAGTTAATACCTGACCTGCAGTACCATAATTAGCACCATTGAGACCAAATGCACCAGAACCATTAAATTGGGCTCTATTGTTTCCTGCACCATCAGATAAGAAGATATGGTTGGTGCAGCTGACAAATCCAGTTCCAGTAAATCCACCAATAACAACATTGCAACCACCAGTAATTAAACAACCTGAGTTGCATCCTAAAAAGACATTATTAGAACCAGACTGGTTGGACGTACCAGCATTAGGACCTAAAAAGATATTAGAAGATCCAGTGTATATAGAAGATCCTGCATTACATCCCAGGAAGAAGTTATTAGATGGAGGAGACTTAGTATCAATGTTTGTAGCAGAAGTGTTACAAGAGAGGAAGTTAGAAGTACAGCAAACAGTAATTGGACTTGCATTAAGTGTACTCCATGTAGGAGAAGCAGCACCATTGGAAGTTAATACTTGTCCAGCAGACCCAGCAGCAGTAATTGCCATTGCTGATGAAGTAGAATATACAACTCCACCATTAACTGCCGTTAATGAAGCATTAGTACCACCATCAGCAAGAGTTACATCAGTTCCACCAGATACATAAACAGTTCCACTAACATCTTGGAATGTTACGGTTCTTGATGCCCCTAGTGTTGTTGGTGTAAGAGAAAGATTGAAACTTGATGTTCCACCAGCACGTCCATTCAATGAAATGGAGTCTTGTGTTACAGCATTTCTTGCTGTAATAATGCCAGTAAATAAACCACCACCCTGAACTGTGAGTAACGATGTTGGATTAGTGGTTCCGACTCCAACAAAACCACTACTATTTACAGTAACATCATCAGCACCTCCACCATCTCTTCTAAGTCCTGATGGAGAATAAGAATCAAGGAATGCAAGTTGTCCTAGATACTGATTAAGTGGAACTTGAGATGCACCAATACCAATATCTGCCTGAGATACTAGGTTCCAGTATTGACCTGCATAAAGTTCTGTGATTGTTCCACCAACAGATAGAGTGGATGTTGGATTTGTTGAACCAATACCAACAGAACTACTAAAGTAACCACCACCAGTAACCTGAAGTGGTTGTGATGCTGTTCCTGTTGTAGAACCTGTCCCTATAACTAACGAGGTTCCAGTAGCAGGAATAACCCAACTATTACTGGAAAATTGGTAAGCAAGTCTATTTGAACCTTGTGATTGAATATTAATATTGCTATTATCGTTATGATTTAATACAAATCCATTACCACTTGATGATATTAATGTTCTGGTTCCAGCACCTCCAACTTCACTAATACCTAATGTTCCAGCAATTGCAACTTGTGTATTTGATGCTGGATTTGTATTACCAACTCCAAGATTGCCAGAAACATAACCACCACCAGTAACTTGAAGTGGTTGTGATGCGGTTCCTGTTGATGTTGCTGATCCTACTAAAACTGGTCCGTTTGTAAAAGTTGAGATGCCAGTAATTCTTAAACCTTGGCTGTCATCAATTACAGTAGTACCCGAAATCTTAATTGCCATCTACCGTCCTCGTATATACTAGGTAGTTTTTATTATTTAGTTCAAGCAAAAACTCTATAAGGATTTTGTGGTGTTACAGTATAACCACCAAGTTCTTCTGGAAGTTCTCCACTGGTAATAATGTTAATATGAAATCCTTCCTTCTTTGTTGGTTCTGTGACTACAACTGGGAAACCATCTTCACCAGTTGCATAAACACCATCATTATTGTAAATCTCACCAACAATATCAATATCACCAGGAACATCAGGAATGCGATAAACAACTCTTTCTGTTTCGTCTAAGTCAGTATAAGTTGTTTTGTATCCTACTTCTTCTAGTTTGGTTTCTGCTTCTTCTTGTGAAGCAAACTTAAGGAAATATGTGGTGTACGTCATAATGTTTTTTTGACTATTTAGTTAAGGTTTGTAATTGAGAGTTAGTAAGACGGACTGGGTAGTAGGAGAGTTGGGAGATGGTTCCGTTGAGTGGATTGAATGTTCCCCAAGATGCATTTCCAATTTTTAAACTATTAACTGTCGGTAAAGTGCAAGAAGTATCTGTTGTTGGAGTGGATGAATTGAAAGATCCTGCGGAATCATTTGTTTTATAAGAAATTGAAATTTTATTAAAACTTCCTGCTGTTATTGTTGAACTACCAACTGCAAACTGATTAACTCCACCATCAATCATATTAAATCCAATACCAGTTGATCCACTATCATTAACAACATACATACTTTCATTAAATGTTGAACTATCACCAATTGCCCATAATATCTGCCCAAAAGTAGGTGGATTTATATATAAAAATCTTCCAGAACAAGTAACATTACCTTCACTTTGATTATACCAACTACTGAAGTTTGTTCCAGTCATAGAAGCATTATCAGCACTTCTGGTGACTGTTGATGCTACTGTGGGGATGTAGGAGGTTGCAAATGCTCCGGTTTCTAATTGAGCACCCCATATTGCAATTTGTGCTGTATTATTTTGATCAGCAAGAAAAAACATACTGACTCCCGTTTGTGCTGTAACATTTGTAAATGTTGTGCTAAATCTCTTCCATTCAGTTGTTAAATTGCTGTTAAAAGCAACGTTTGATCTTGTAAGGGCAGTTCCATTGTGAAATGATGCAGAAATTATATTTCCTGCAGTTGGAACACTTCCACTAATTAATTTTGCCCAGACAGAACAAGTATAAGTTGTATTTGCATTTAAATTGACTCCCTGACTTACAAATATGTTTGCTTGACTTCCATCACCAGAAAAATAAACTGCAGTATTTGTTCCATCTGGTGCTGTTGTAACTCCAATTCTTGTAGTATTTACACCTTTGCCCCAAGGAGAAACTAAATTATCGGGAGTTGTTGATTGCAATAATATGTTAGTCCTACTCTCTTCAATCAACAAACCTAAACACTCACCAGTTGTTGCATTAAAATCAAATCTTGGAGTATCAGTCGCAGCACTCTTAATCAATCCATCACCACCAGTATAAGTCGCAGAAGAACTACGAGTGAATGTAATGCGTGGATCTAACTTCTGCGAACGTGCAAAGTTTAGATTTAAAGAAGGACGAGTACTTGGAAAGTTTTGTGATATTGACATTTTACTTCGTGAGGTTTTGAAGTTGGGAGTTTGTGAGACGTTTTGGGTAGTAGAGAAGTTGGGAGATGGTTCCGTTAATGTAATTACCACCACCAGAATTTCCAATATCAATAATTGTATGAGTAATGGGTAAAATTACTGATGTGTCAGTTTGAACTGTTCCTCCATTTTGAGAAAATGCAAAATCATTTGTTTTAATGGCACTTATAAGTTTTACTCTACTACCTTGAGAAATTGTAGTTCCGGATTGAATTAATGTGGCATCAAAACTAGTTCCATTGTAATTAATTGTTCCTCCTGTATTTACTGACTCCCACCATCCATGCCAAGTATTTGCGGATCCAGTACCACGAAGATAAAATGCAATTCTATTCATTACACCACTGATTGGTGCTCCATCATATTTTATGTTAGTTAAGATAGTTCCTTCTGTTTGATTATACCAACTACTGAAGTTAGTTCCAGTCATAGAAGCATTATCGGCACTTCTGGTGACTGTTGATGCTACTGTGGGGATGTAGGAGGTTGGGAATGCTCCTGCTTCTACCTGATGTCCCCACGCATAAACAGTTTGTCCAGAAACATTGGAAGTTCCTTGATCTCTTACATAAACTCTAGAAACTCCCCCAGTAGTGTTATTTCCACTGTTATAGGTAATAATTGCTCTGTACCAACCATTAGGATATGATACTAAAGAAGAAGTTGCTGTTGTTCCTCCAGTTGTCGTTAATACTGTTGAAGGTGTTGCTCCCCAAGTAATTTCAAGAACTGCTTGTCTAAATGTGCCCCCAGTAAAATATATATTTGTTGTGCTTTTAGAACTTGTACCTGCTTTGAGAAATACTGAATATGTGTAATCAGTATTTGAAGATATACTGAAATTTTTATCCACATAGCAAGTATTAGAACCACCATTTATATTTGCTGTTAATGTGTCTGCTGTAGTTGCTCCATCTGGTGAAGTAATCGTATTGGTAGAAATTAAAATATCACTAGTAAAACTATTATTACTATAATCTTCACTATAAGTAGTCAAATTAGTCCTACTTTCTTCAATCAACAATCCAAGACTATTCACACTTCCAGTAGAAGAATTATAAGAATGATCAAATCTTGGAACATTAGCACTTACAGTTTCAATCAATCCTTGTGCATTTGTTCTTGTTGCAGAAGAACTACGAGTGAATGTAATACGTGGATCTAACTTCTTACTTCTTGCGAAGTTAAGATTAAGTGATGGTGAAACTGATGGGAAGTTTTGTGATATTGCCATTTTACTTCGTTAGGTTTTGAAGTTGAGAATTTGTAAGACGAGTGGGGTAATAACTTAAACTACTTATGGTTCCGTTCCAAAGATTACTACCTACTGTATTAGTCTGTCCAATATTTAATCTAGTTACAGTAGGAAGTGTAACAGAAGTATCTGTGGTTGTTAAACTTCCATTCACACAGAATGTTGAACTATTTGTTGCAAATGAATGTATAGACTTGAATAAGTTTGTTGTTGATAAAGTTCCAAAAACATAATCAGTTTGCAATACTCCACTCGTATTAATAGCATAATTTGTAAATTGAGTGCTTGCATCAACACCATATGCTATATAACTATTATTTGATGTGCCGTCACTTATTGTATAAAGATTTGGATACCCAGAAAAGTTACCACTATAACCTCTTCTTGCTTGTACTAATATTGTCCCACCCGTTGATGCTGTTGAATTATACCAACTACTGAAGTTAGTTCCAGTCATAGAAGCATTATCGGCACTTCTGGTGACTGTTGATGCTACTGTGGGGATGTAGGAGGTTGGGAATGCTCCTGCTTCTAGTTGAGCACCCCAGATATAGATACCTGATGTTCCGTCACCTGCAAAAGATGAACTTGGACTTACTGCAGTTGTAACATTAATTCTAGATATATCATTTGATAGAGCACCGGATACTACAATAGAACATCTATACCATCCATTACCGACATTTTGTATTGAACCAACCGATCCAGCTGATGATGAGGATACTTCACCAGTTGATAAATCAAAAGATGATCCTATACTTCCTATCCTTAATCCAACAAAGTTATACCCACCAGATTTTGCATAAACACTGAACACTTGTGTGGTTGTTGAACTTGTTGGGGATTGATCCAGTCTATGTTGAGCATTAGTAGTATTGGGTAAGAGTAAATCTGCATTATTACTTCCATCTGGTGCAGTCGTTGCTGATGTGTTTGTTGTAATTCCTGCATTTACTTTACTCCAAACAGCATTATCAAACTGTTCACTATAAGTAACCAAATTAGTTCTACTTTCTTCAATCAACAACCCTAAACTTTCAACATTACTTCCATTATAAGAATGTTCAAATCTTGGAGAATTTGCTGGTGCTGTTACAACCAATCCATTACGATCCAGATAAGTTCCACTGCTACTTCTTGTGAAAGTAATGCGTGAATCTAATTTTTCTGCACCAGCAAAGTTTAAAGATAAACTTGGTCCTTCATCTGGGAAGTTTTGACTTACACTCATTCTCCAATCCTATCCTTAAGAGTATTTATTTCTGCTTTAAGTTCTTTGATTTCTGTTTGAAGGGCAGCAATTTGAGTACCTTGCTCCTTGACAGCTTCAATTAGAACACCAATCAAACCGTTATAATTGACGGACTTGTAATCCTCACCAGTTTGAACAAGTTGTGGTAAATGCTCTTCAATTTGTTGAGCAATCACACCAACGGTTTCTTGTCCATTTGACTTCCAGGTGAAGTGTACACCTTCAAGTTTGGAAACAAGTTCAGAGGCACCTTCAACTGGTCTGATATTTTCCTTAAGGTTTCTATCAGATGTTGAGTTGAAGTCTGTTGCTGTGCAAACTCCACTCAGAGTTAATGAAGTACCCGTAGCAGCACCAATATTAGGTGTTGTTAATGTTGGAGATGTTAAAGTTTTGTTGGTTAATGTATCTGTTGAAGACACAGTAACGACATTAACACCTTCAATTGCGACTACACCAGCAGAAACTCTGGAAATTGTAGTATCTGTTGCGTGACCAAGTTCAATAGAACCTACACCTAATGCAGTTGAAGTAGATGCTGTTAATCCACTGATTGGTAATCCAGTACAATTAGTAAGAGTACCAGAACTTGGAGTTCCTAATACTGGAGTGACTAATGTAGGACTTGTTGCGAATACATTAGCACCAGTACCAGTTTCATCAGTAAGTGCTGTTGCTAATTGTGCTGATGTAAAGGAACCTAATGATGTTGTGGTGTTATTAGATGTAATAGCACCAGTTAGATTTGGTATATTTGTAGTTGAGGTTGCGGTTCCAGTAAGAGCACCTACAAAACTTGATGCTGTAACAATACCAGAAGCATTAATGTTAGTTGCACTCAATGAAGAAATTGTAGAAACTCCGGAGGAATTGATATTACCCGTTACGTTACCAGTTAAGTTTCCTACAAATCCACTAGTTGCAGTGATAATACCACTTGCATTAATATTTCTAACAACTGCTAAATCATTTTCAGTAAACTGAACTGAACCAGCAGCAAGACGAGTTCCTGTTGGGAATTGAGTGCTTCCAATACCAACAGCATAGTTAATTAACCAAGCATCAGTTCCAAGTCCAGCAAAAGTACCTTCCTTAAACCACATAATTTTCTTATATGTGGCAGGTGCAGTTTCAATACCAGAAACAACAAGATTAACTAATGGAGTACCTTCTGTTGATGCAAGAGCAACACCACCGTGATTAGCAGTATTATCGTTTGAAGAATCATTACCACTTAAATCAGTCCTATACCCAAGAATAATATCAGGATCACTAACTACTAATTCTTGAACATTAATGAATGCAGTTGTTCCACCAAGAGTAATATTCCCTGTTACATTTAAATTACGATTAACTTGAAGATCTCTTGTAATCGTTAAATCTTGTGGAGCAATTAAATTTGTTGGAAGACTTAGAATTGGTGTTGAACTTTCACCAGTTCCAGAAGTAACTGTAATTTGATTAGAAGTTCCAGTAATATCTCTTACATAATCACCAGTGGTATCAGTACCAAGTCCAACTGAATTTGGTTGAATTGTTGCTGCTAATGAGACATTACCAGAACCATCAAAACTAATTGCGGAGGCAACAACGTCACCAGTGATTTCAAATGTTCTTGCATTTTGAAGTGTTGTTGCAACACCAGCAGTCGTTGCATAAGTCGCACTTGAGGCATTACCAGAGAAACTTGATGCTGTAATTACACCAGTAACATTTAAATCTGTATTAATTCCAACCCCGCCATTAATTGTAACTCTTGGTGTGACTCCATTACCAGCATATAACTTTAAAGATCCTGCATCAAGTGCAATCTTTGTATTTGTACTATTATCAGTATTTCTTCTAATTGTATCTACATAGATATCATTAGAAATTCTTGTATCACCAATAACGTGAAGTGCTGATATTGGATTTGTGGTTCCGATACCAACATTCCCACCATATGAATTTAGTGTGATATCTTTCTTTACAGTATTTGCGAGATTGTATGCTTCAAGAGAAATATTAGATCCACCATTATCATCATATATGGCAAGATATGCATCGGCAGAGTTTCCACCTAGTAATGTCTGCCCCTTTACTTGTAATTTATATGTTGAATTTGTGGTTCCAATACCAATAGAACCAGAAACATAAGCACCACCAGTTACTTGAAGTGATTGTGACTCAGTTCCTGTTGAAGTTCCAGAACCAATTAATACTGGTCCATTAGTGAATGTAGAAATTCCAGTTACTTGAAGTTGTGTGACGGAACTAATACCACCAATAACTGATGTTGATACACCTGCAAGAATTGCGTAAGTTGCAACTGAAGCTGTCGTAGCAGTTCCAGTAAAAGATCCTTCAAATGTTGTTGCCTGAATAGTTGCAAATGTACTTACTCCAGATGTTATATTAATATTTGATGTAATTAAATCAGGTAATCTGGCATCGTCTATAGTTCCTGTTGTTATATTAGCAGCATTTGAAAGATTTGTTGCAGTCGTAGCAGTACCAGTTAAATCTCCTACAAATCCGCTGGTAGCAGTTACAATACCTGATGCAACAACACTCGTAAGAGAAATGTTATCATCAAGATTAATAGTAACTGTATTAGATGCAGCAGATGAGGTTAGGTTGGTTCCACCAGAAATTGATAAAGATTCACTACCCAGATTAATGATTTCGGAACCAGAATCACCAGTAACAGTTAATGCAGTTGCAACATTAACAGATCCAGCAGTAGTTAAACGTCCTCTTGAATCAACAGTGAATGTAGGAATTGCAGAAGCAGAACCATATGAACCAGCAGCAACACCAGTTGTTGAAAGTCCAAGAGTTACCGCAGCAGTTTCTGTTCCAGAATTACTAACTACAATATCTGAAGAACCAGAGTCAGCAATTGTAGCAACATAATCACCAGTTGTGTCTGTTCCGAGTCCGACTGAATTTGGTTGAATAGTAGCTGCAATTGAGACATTTGAAGTGCCATTAAATGAAACTTCACCAACTACGTCACCAGTTAAACTAATTGTTCTTGCTGTTTGGAGTTGTACAGCATTTGTTGCAGTTGTTGCTGTGCCCGTTACATCTCCAATAACATTACCGGTTACATTGCCAGTAACGTTTCCTGAGAAACCACCAGAAGCAGTTACAATACCTGTAGAATTTACATTACCAACATCAAGTTTGATGAGAGTTCCAACGGAAGTTAGTGAAGAATTAATAATTTCTGTTCCTAATCCAGTTGCAGAAAGAACTTCAGTACCATTAACTTTGTAAACTTGACCCGAAGCAACATCTAGAGAAATATTAGATTTAAATGCATCTGTTGCATCATTAAATTGAAAAGTTTTATTTCCTTCTCCGGAATTTACAGTAAATCCAGCACCGTCAGCTGTTGCATCATCAATTGCCCCATTAGCAATCTGAATATTTTTATCATTAATTGTAATTGTTGTAGAACTAATTGTCGTCGTATTTCCATCAACCTGAAGATCACCCTTAATTAAGACTTTACCAGTATTATCACCAATTGCTGCAGGATCAAGAGTAATAGTGGAAGGTCCAGTTATACTAGTACTATCAATAATAATAGCAGAACCTTGACTACCAGTAGCAAATGAAGTTGCTGTTACAATACCAGTAAAAGCTGCATCAGTTGAAGAAAGTCCATTGGTTAAATCAATATTATATGTTCCCGATGAACTAGAAATTTTATCTACTACTATTTCTGACATTTTTTTAGAATAATCTTTAAATTATTTATTTGTGTTTTTTTTACGAGTACTCTTTTGAGTAGATTTTTTGAGATCATCAATTTGATTTTGCTGTTCTTTTACAACCTCTATTAACAATCCAATAAGTCCATTATAATTTACAGTTTTTCCAAAATGCGAATCCGAAACTAACTCAGGTAAAACTTTCTCAATCTGTTGAGCAATAACGCCCATTGATTGTTCTTTATTATTTTTCCAATAAAAATTAACTCCATCAATTTTCATTATTTTTTCAATTGGATTTTCAATAAGAGAAATATTCTCTTTTAATACTAAATCAGAAGATGAACTAAAATTTAGAGCTGTAACAATACCAGAGGATACTAGAGAAAGTGCCTTGATATTATCAAGATTATTGAGTCTATCCACTACAATTGTAGTTCCTGCACCAAGAGTTAAAGTAGTACCAGATCCTACAATAATTTTACTATGTAGTGTGTAATATTTTACATTATCGGCTAAGGTTGCATTCCTTGTAAGAGTTTGTTCATCTTGAAAAAATCCAAATGAAGAAATACCAGAATTATTTAAACTAATTAATTCTAAATTTTCAGAAAGATTAATAGTTGAAATTGATCCACCAGGAGTTGCGGTGGCAACAATATTAGTTCCAAAATCTAAAGATGAAATGCTTCCTGCAGTTCCTACAATAACTCCATTATCTAAAATATTAATTCCACTTAAAGTTCCACCACCAGCACTTGTGAGTGGTTGCCAACTCCATCCACCACTATTATTTGCAACTGGAACATATTGAAATGTTCCAAAATCAGATCCATCCGGTGATAATTGATTGACATCAAGTTTGTTTAGAGTAGTAACTCCTGTAATTTGAACATCACCAATAACGTGAAGTTTTGACGATGCATTTGTAGTTCCAATACCAACTTTCCCAATAACCTCTAATACAGTATTATTTTCTGTATAAGAACTAATGCCAAGTTTTAAATTTTTTTGACGATTACTGAGATATCCTTTTGCCATTTTCTTATATTAGTTGAGAGTTTCTAAAATACTTGCAATAAATTTCAAATTAGTTGCATTACTACCCGATAACACCAATTTATCTCCTGCCTCAAGAACCAATTTTCCAGAAAGAAGATTTGCAGTATCATTTGCGGCAATTGGATAATTCTTTAACATTTCAGTATCAGTAGAACTTCTACGATGAATAAGAGTTATATCGTGTGAAGATGCTCCAACATTTGCAACTTGTGCTAAGAGAACTACACCAGTATATCCAACTGGCGCTGTATAAATTTCTGTTGATGCTATACCAACAACTGCGGTAACTGTTTGAAATACATTTAATGCTAATGCCATTTTTTAGTCCCCTCCTAATGCGAGTATGAATGGTGTGATAGATGAAAATAAACTCTTGGAATAAAATGTTCCAGAAATAGTTCCGGTTTGTTGATTTACAATCACTCCATCACCAATTCTAAAATTACCAGAATGATCTGTGGATGTATATACAACTAATCCACCATTTCTAACATCAGTTTCATTTGCTTGAATCGCAACTCCGCCAGCTGCTGGAAGAGCAGATGCAATATTTGTTCCAGATCCAATATATTCAAAAGAATGTCCTGATGCTAATACACGACTTTGTTTAAAGAAGGGGACAGTAGTTCCAACACCTACAATATAAGGAACATTATCAGTAAGAGTAATTGTACAAATACCTACAGAAACTGGTGTTGAACTTTGAATTACATAATATGTTGGAATCAGATTTGCGATTCCTGTAGCAGAGTTTTCTCCAACATTAGGAGAACTGAAAGTTACATTTGGTGGAGTTGATCCATATCCTCT